CCTTCGATCTGCATGACGCTACCACCCAGTACGAACTCGATTGTTTCAATAGTAGAAGACGAGCCGTTACGACCCACAGACTTGACCTTCGCTGTGTAGAAACCGTTGACGTTCTTGTACCTCAGCTCGTTGGTATAAGTAGACTTGGTTTCAGACACTCCAGTTTCGGTGTTAGTAATCACCACATCGTACCGGAGATGGATGTCTGACTTCGGGGCCAACCACGTTAGCTTCAAGCTTTGGAACCCTGTGTGTGCTACTAGCCCTGTCGGAGGGTACAGTAGTCTATGAGGGTTATTCTTGGAGGGTTCGTATGGGTTTGATGCTTGTCTGTTGTTGAGGGCGGTATCCAACAGGTTACCTATCCTTTGCAACAGCATCTTCTCGTCGGCCGGAAGCCCTCGTAACCTACTAAGCCTATGAAATATAGCGTTTCTTCTTCTATTAGCCATTATCCTACTCCCACTTCTAAGATGTTAAGGTGACACCATTCAATCATCGTAGGGTCTTTCCCTCTGGGGCCTCCTGCTTCAGTTGTAGTCGCATCCCATGCGACAACCCGGACTGCTATGGTAGCACCGGGGTCTGGATGTAGTACTGGGAACGGTCCGATGCTCAGGGAGTTGTAATGTTCCCCGAACGTGAGTCGTTCGTACTCAGTGTCGCTCACCAAGCGGCCTGTTGCATCATAGATAGACACATAGACCCGGGCTTGTATCTTTCCGTCGCCGAAGAAGGCGGTTGCGGGGTTAGCATACCCGGTCAGAAAACCCCAAACCATACTGGTACCATCGGCGTTAATCGGTGAGTACTGCAACGTTGTACCTACTCCACCCAGGAGAGTGTGTACTGTGTACCCTGTTAACGTTGTGTAAAAGCTCTCAGCAGTGTGTGCCTTAACTTCAAATAGATCGGCAGTGACAGTAAGAGGGCTTGAGAATGGAGTAGTCGTACCATCACGTCTAACCCCGCGTACTCTAATGTATTTTGCCGTCTGTAATCCTTCAAGTACAATGTCTTGCCCAAACGTGGTGATCGTAGTGAAACTTGAGAAGTTACTGAACGTCGATATGTGTGCCTCATAAAAGTTGATTCTCTGATCCTGTAAAGCTGGCCACTCGATGATCGCACCTCGGATCGACTCGGTGTATTTGAGCTGCGGAATTGGTAGTGCTTGATCTGGCTTCCGCTTCAGTAACCTGAGTGACTCATCCAAGCTGGTCATCTCTTTCATGTTCTGTAGGTCAGTGAACGCCCTATCCAACTCCTGTCGTTGTGACTTGGTCAGGTTCGTGAAGAACTTTGCGAAGCTACCTAAGAATTCCCCAGCCATTATGAATCCTTTACCAACGCTTCAAAGATGTTGAAGTTCTTTAGCTTAACGAGAGCGTCACGGCTGTATGTGATCGAGGTTGACCTTCTATCATATGGGTAGAAGTCATTGACAGCTCTACGGTTAGGAGTAATCCTTCCTTCAAGCCTAATCGTATAGTTACTTGACTCCATGGTTGAGAACTTCTGTACGAAGGTTCCTCTCCTAGGGTTGACCCACTGCCCTTCACACGATAGTGATGAGGTGAACTCCGATACACCTACCTCAAACGAATAGAAACCTGAGACTCCGAAGTCGCTGTTTGTTCCGTACGTTGTGGCAAAGAACTGCTGTCCTTTCTGCACGAAGTCACGCTCTTCTCCTGTAGCTCCTACGTTCTCCATCCATCGGAACTCAAGGTCAGACCACTCCACGTTACCTGACGCTCCATTGACCCCCCAGACCCTTGCTACTTGTACATCGTAGTCAATGGCGTAGTACGCCAACCCACCAATGGCCGCGTAGTCTCTCTCCCATAGAGGTACCCATGCAAAGTTGTTTGCTGCTGTGATTCTTTGCGATCTCTCCGAGCCGTCGTACAAACCATACGCCTGAGCGAACGGGGTCTCTACTTCTATCACGTCAGACCAAGGCCCTACCTCTCCGTCCTTGGTGACTACCCGTATCCTGAGGTAGTATGTAGCTCCCTCAGTCAGTCCCATCCAAAGGTAGTTGGTGTCTGGTGACTGGAACTGGTCGAAGTTGTAGAAGCCTTCGGTCGCACTGATCTGGTACTCATAGAACAACAGATTCTTCAACCCCTTAGGAGGCTCGAAAGACAACCTAATTTCCTTGTGGGACACCTCAGTAGCGATGTCTTGCGGGACTATCTTCGGTACGAAATCAGAGAACTTACGCTTAGGGGACTGCTCCACCTGAGCAGCGAGGGATACACCCACCGCCTGCTCTAGGTGGCCAAGGAACACTTTGAGTTGAGAGACCCTGCCTGCGGGCCACTTCCGGAGCCGCACCTCAGACATTGTAGCTAGCGTCTGTACGCGGCCCATTACACTATCGTATTATCGACATCGGTTTCCAAGAAGTTCCCAGGCTGCGTCTTGAAGTAGAACCTAGCCGCTAGGATCTTCGTGTAGACATCCGCCTGATTGTTCTGGAAGGTGAGTCTTACGTACTCCCCTGGCGTAGAACTTGCTGACGGTACCCTCTGTCTAATCAAAGAGTTGTTGAGCCCGAACTCCATAGCGAGTACCGAGCTTGATGTAGCCCGGGTCTGTGTGATACCCTTGGCTGTCTCTACGGTAGCGTTCCAAGTACAAGCATCGTCGCTTCCGATCCTCACCTCTACTGTGTGAGGTGCCATGCGGCCCGTGGCCTGCATGACCTCAGCCCCCAGCGCACCAGCACGGATGTAGTGGGTCCGGATCTTGGTATCGATTGCGTACTCCACACCGGCCGCGTCTACCCAGTTCTTGGAGCTGTCGTCGAACAGCCTGTAGACCATACCGTCGGCACCACCGGCCAGGATCTGGAAGTCTCCGTTGGCGTCCTCGATCTCGCAGGCGTCTAGGAAGTTCAGATTGGCAGCATCGGGGGTAACGATCTGCGACCAGTACCCAGCCTCGACAGAGTCAATCGGGTATTGGTAGCAGAAGATTGAGGTGTAGTCTCCATCAGCATCGGGGTTGAACTGTAGTATCATGTTCTTCGCTTTACTGTGGATGGTGTGAATTAGCTCGATGTTCACCTTATCGATTTCAGTGTCGTACTTGTCACGGATAGGCTCACTGATCTTAGCTGTTTCACTGAGGTCAAAGAGGCGCAGCCCGTCACGGTCAACTGCGTAGCCGATCAGGCGTGCAGTTCCACAAGCCCTTCGACCAACACAACCCATGCCGTGTACGATCTTGTCGAACGAGAAGTCAGGGTTATCGCCGATGAGCTGCCACTTACCTGTCTCAGTCTCGATCACAGCCCCTGCGTAGGTCTCGTAGATGGCCGTGATCTTGGCGTCCATGTCCAGGGCGTTGATGAGCGGGAAGCTCTCGGACTCAGCGTCCTCAGAGTAGTACAGGGTGTACGGGTTCTGGGCGTCACCGGCCATCAGGATCGTCTTCTTCCAGGCGTACACGATGCCACACTTGGGCGGCACGGAGTTGTCGTCCGAGTAGTCGCCCGCCTGCGGGGCTGTCTCATTGCTGAGGCTACCGTCCGCAACGATGTCCGAGTAGGTGGTGGACGTGTTGTCGAGGATCTCGTCAAGGAACAGCCAGACCGACCCATTGCCTACCGTCCGGTAGATCCGCCGAGCAGTGACTTGCGTATCCGGCGACACCGGGATACGAGAGAGTTCGATAGACGTGTGACTAGCGGCGGTAACAGATACAGAAGCAGGGCCAGCATTGCTAAGCTGACCATACTTAGAAACGTAAACAACTTTGTAGCTATAGATACCAGTAAGGCTACCCGCCCCAGCTCCTGCAAGGGTGGCGACGAGCGCCCCCTCATCTGTCTTCTGGTACCTGTCGATACGTAGCCCACTTGCGACCGTCTGCGCTGTCGCGAGGTAGAATTCAAAGCGGGTACGACGTATCGTCTGGTCCTCTGGGTAGAAGGATCCTGTCTGTTGTCCGCGCGGTGAGTTGGGTTGTCCACTTCCTGGGGCTCCTGACGCAAAGTCGAGGTTGATCTTGTTCCACCCCTCTCGGATGTAGCCGTTGGAGAAGTCGAACTGCCAGTTGTTGTCGGCTGTGGTG